TCAATAGATTGTTCTGGTAATTGAGCAATAAGTTGCTCCTTTAGAATCTCCGTTCCACCTTTAGGATTCATATGTATAGACTGCCTTTCTCTCACCTTTTTTAAATTCTTTAAAGTTATTACTTATCAGATGTTTACCTATCTTGTCAATATCATGAGTGTCTATATCATCAAAAATATACACACATTGTTTAGGTTTTCTATCTACAAAAAAGTTAATTTCTTCCATAACTGATTCTGTATCATGGGGCCCATCAAAATGAATTACTTCATATTCAGTTAACATAATTTTATTTTCATTATAGATTGGATAACCATCTGCAAATCTTTTAAAGAATTCTGAATCTTCTAAATTAATTAAATTAAATTCTGGATATTCTTTAATTAAATCTAATAAAGCTTCTTGTTTCATTTTATTTGAATAATCTAATCTTCCACCTTTATCATCATCTGATGTTCTATAAAGAATATTACCATAAGGATCTATTCCTAAATGATTTAATTTTATATGAGGATGATATTTTCTATAAGCATCAATAATACTTTTACTACCCATGCCACGACGAACACCTATTTCAACACTAATACCTATTGGATTTTTTAATAACTTTATAGCTTCATCAAAGAATTCGTATTCCTTACTATCTCCAGTAATCATGTTTTACTAAATAAAGGAATAGTTGGAACTATAATTTTAACATCGCGTTTAATATCTTCTGGTTTAGCATTTAGATCTGCTTGAACCTCTGCTTCATTCTTATAGATGTATCCTGTCTTTATATTCTTAATTGTGATCTCTGAATCACAGATTATTTTTATTTCTTTCATTAATTCGTTAACGATCCTCGGTTCACTTCTAATATAGAAACAATTCCTGTTATATTAGTATTATTACAAGAAATTATTAAAGCATCTCCCTCTTCTAAAATAATAGGTCCTTTTGCAGCATTTTCCGTTGCATTAGAACTTAAACTTATATGACTTATCTCTAGTGTGGTTGTTGCAGAAGAATCATAAACAAAAACTTCTGCTGTATGACTGCCTGATTGATTGGTTAGTTGAATGGTTTGAATGACTGCTCTTGCCGTAGCGTTGCAAGTGTATACAGTTGTATTAGCCGTAGTTGTAGGTTTATAGATTGCGTTTTTATATACGTTAGACATTTTTCTTTATACTCTAATAAAATACCAAGCTTCAGCTTCATTAGCATCTTGCACATCTTGTGTAAAGGTATTATTTAATTGTAACACCATCTGCTCTAATGTTCTAATAATCTGGTCCATCTGTTGTTGATTATATTCTACTGTAGCGTTTGCTAATCTTGGTTGATCTAGTTTAGCCATTACCTTAAACCATCCTGTTGTCCATCAATCCTTAATGTTCCGTATCTCCATTTAGTATCAATATCTGAACTTATAATTTTAATTGCAACCTGTCGCCCACGCGCGCGCATGTCGACTTTAGTTGTCGTTGAATTTACAATGGTGCTTGATGCAACTGTTTGAGTTGCGCCTGGATATTGTCTTACTAAAAATTGCATATTAAGATTACCAGATTGATCCTTAAAATCCGGAATGTATCGTTTAATAAACATAGAATTATCTCCATCAACAATGTCCACGTCTCCCGAAGTAATGAACGCGGTGATTGGATCTGTATCGTCATTAGTTCCTTTTTCTTGATCATATAGTGTTGATACTCCAGCAGTTAAACCAATAACTGTCGGTTGTGCAAGTGTTGTAGAATTTGGCATATATTTTGTAGCTAATGGATTTGCAAATATATCTTTAGAAGCCCACGTTGTTCTAGCTAAAGTTCCAATAGTCCATAATCTTTCAAGATAATTATAAGTTACTACTCTATCAATTGCAGTAGAACTACCTGATGCATAAAACCAATTTACTTCTGAAAAATCTAAATTAACTCCAGCATAAATAATAGAGTGTTCATCTGTATTTATATCTTGAAATACATAATCTTGTACTGAACATGGAATTTCTTTTACAACCCCGTCAAACAAATAGAATGCTCCATCTGACATCCAATAGACAACGTTCTCCGCTTCTACAGCAGAATGCGCAGATAACGTTCCGCAGTTCGTACCAATTTGTTTAAATGAGAATGTAAATGGTGGTCCTACAAACTGCATAGAATGAGCTGATGTATTAGTTAATATTAATATATCTCCTCTTGTTGGAACTGCAGTTACAATTCTATTTCCTGATGATAATCTTTGAAATCCAGCTGTGTTAGTTGCATTCGGTATAAAGTCTGTAATAGATTCTTGTGAACCGAAGAGCACGGCCATTGGATCATAAGTTCCTGTTGTTCCTGGTGTTGTTTGTGTACCAAAAAATATCACATGTCTATCTCTTGGAGATATTGTCATATAATTAGATTGTGTTGGAGCATTAGCTAATAATGTAGCTCTAGTATTTCTTGAAGGTAAAAATGCAGAGGTATCAAAGTAATAAGTTCTACCACCTACAATTGTTGCAATAATATCTTCACCAAAGTTATCTATTTGCCAGATTCTTGGATTAGCAGTAATAACTCCTGCAGGTCTTGGTGTATTCCAAGTAGAAAATCCCCATGCACCGGCTCCCCATCCATTACCAATTGTTGTAATATCTGATCCTATATTTATTTGAAATGCTGCACCTGTTGCCGATCCAGAAGTAGTTACTGCTCCTGGTGTTCCAATTGTAGCTACATCTATTGTAAAGTTATTAGAATCTATAATATTTTGAATCTCAAATTCTTGAGCCATATTAGTGTTAGTAATATTTATAACACTTACTCCAGTAACTCCTGAAAATGTAACAAAGTCTCCAGCGATTGCGCCATTAGATGTTGCAAGAACGTTTACAATGGTTGTTGCTGATGTGAATGTAAATACTGCTGGAATAGTAGTTGATAAAGGTGTGATGTCATAAAAGTTGTTATCGTAATAAGTATATAGTTTTCTATCTGTACCGATGATAGCTAATGAGTCTCCTGCTAAATCTGTATAAGTGTGAATATCTCTTGCAGCACCAATTAAATTAGTACCAACGGCAGGTTCCCAACCACCTATCTTTTCAGGAACGCCGTACCTAAAACGGACCATATCACAATCAACCCAACCACCTTCTGCTCCGTATTGAGTATTTTGTTTATCTATTCCTGGTTTAAATTGTAGTTTATTAATTGGCATAATTCTTACATTGTAAAATGCAAGATTATATCACGCTTTATTTAAAGAGGAAGTCTTAATTATAATCTTGGAAAATCGCCTAATGGTCTTGTTTTTGTATTAATATCGTATTTATACAAATCAGCTAGCTGCTCGACACTTGAAACTGCATTAATTAAAGCTTCCATATCATTAGATTTAGTTCTAACTGCAGCTCTGTAAGTTGAAACATTTGCTGGAATTGCAGCACCTGATTCAGCATTTCTAATTATATACCAATCTGTAGATTGTAATAAACCAGCAGCTTGAGACTTGATTTTAGAAACGTGGTTTGATTTTAAACCTTTAGTTACAAGTTGTTTTCCGTCTTGGTCTAATAATGGTTGACCTTCTTTATCAACTTCATTTCTATCTTCTAATGCTTTAGCAGTTGCTGGAGCATAAGACGCTGTAACTTGATCGTTTGCGAATGTGAATGTTTCAGCACCATTGTAATAAAATTCTGTGTCTTTTAAATTAGCAGTATTGTAAATAACTTCATAAATCCCAGTAGAACCTTTAAAAAAGTCCTTACTTGAATTAGCTGCTACTACCTGATTATTTTCTACTTTTGCGAACATAGTGTCTCCTTTATAGTTTATTTTTAATCATTTGTCTACCTTGCCGTAGTTGGTATTTGAGTTGAAGAAACGAATGGGTTTTCTGCAAATGCGGCGTAGATGTAATTATTACTAGAACCATTAAAAGCATTGCTTGTTGTTCTCCATTTAAAACCATTAGATGTAAAATCAACATAAGCACCACTTGAACCACTTTCTGCCGAAGTACTATTTGGATTTAAAAATAATTCAGTTGGATTATATCCTAATCTTTTGTTATCAAGAATAAACCAACTATTAGTAATGTCCGTAACTTTTACCATAACAAATGCAGGTTTAAATCCAGTATATATAAATGGTCCATCAGTTGAACCATTACCTGTGTAAGAACCAAATTTAGAATATCCTTTTATTTCAGCGAAGCAGTAGGCAATCATTGTACCAGCACTACCTATTGCGGCTTGGTCAGACCAAAATAAAGTTGATGTTGGATCTGTACCCGCAGATGGAGAAAACATTCTATCATCTGTAGTATTACCTGATGTACTATTCAAAGTTAAATATTTATCCCAACCATTAACTGACAAACCTGTTATCCAACCAGCAGATTGGCTTCTTGTTTTTAAAATAATCATCTTTGGTGCAACACCTAATCCATGACCAATACTAGATACACCAGATGTAGCAGTAAAACTTACAATACTAAATCCAGCTGTTGTATTAGCTGATACTGTGCTTGTTATAGAACCTGATGTATTTGATACTCCAGTGCCACCAGCAATCCATGACCAAGACATAAATGTATAAGGTGTGTCATTGTATGCAGTTCCTAATGTAAATCCTGTAGAATTAAATGATGTAAGACCAGATAAAGTATCTTCAACATCAGTTGTATTAGAACGAAGTCTTTTAGTAGTTCCTCTTACAGAATCAAATAAACCATGATCTCCAGTAGAATTTCTAACTTTTAACCATACCAAACCACCATTGGTACTCATATCTAATCCATTATTATATGCAGTAGATGTATTAGTTCCTGTGTATTCTAATCCATTAAAATAACTAGAACCTTTATCTATTGTTGTGTATGCCATAAGTTATCCGAATGTTGCTAAGTTTTTAGTATTCAAAGAGTAATATCCACTTGGGACTGCGTATTCAAAATTACCGTAACCAGCGCCATCAGCATTTCCTGAAGCTATTGTAAATGATGGGCTACCAAAATTATATGCAACATCGCCACCAGATTGATATAAGCTTCCAACTGGAAATATAAAATTACCATCAAATATTGTTGCATTGGTATATGGATTTGTGCCAGTTACTGGATCACCTGAATCTTGCCAAGTTCCATTTTTTCCCCAATAGACTCTTGAGTTATCCATATCTAATGCAACCATAATTATATCTCCTGCTGTCCAAGAAGCCATTGTATATGTAGAAACAGTTACGTTATTATATCTTACTTCTCCACCACTACCTGCAGCGACACTGTAAGGATCATCTCCAGGATAATTACTGTTAGCTAATGTTCTCATTTGTCCAATTCCAATCCATTGATCGTTACCACCTACTGCATTACATTTCATTTCCCAATACCATTTACCAGCTGTTACTCCAAAATTTCCATAATATACAGCACCACCAGTACCTGATGGTTTTACTGCTTGTAAGTTCCCATTAGTAAATGCCAAGCTATCATTTTGTGGAAACAAAGGATTAATAGTACAAAAATTATTCGTAGGAGTATCTGTACTCTGATCTACTGAAGTTAAATTATTTACTGTGAATGTGTTTGCATTTCCTGAAGAATCTGTTCCAAGTGCTGCAGAATTTGCAAACTTTAAATAAAATCCATTTGTTCCATAAGTACCTGTATATGGAAGTGGTGTCCAGATTCCTGTTGCTGAATCTGTTTGCCCAAATGATGATGGGGTTAATGCTTGACCATCTATGAAATTAATTTCTGAAAAATAACCATTATAAAATTCATTACCTGATACAGCATTTGCTCCTATTTCATTTGGTTGTGTAACATTCCATTGTATATCGTAATTTTGAGAAGGATATGTTGATGTTGCAAAAGAAGTTATTTGTGAACCATTAACATAAACTTTTACTCTATTTGAAGATGTTCCTTGTGTAGTGTCAAAAGCAATTACAAAGTGATACCAAGCTGAAGGATCTGTAAAAACTTGTGTTGTAATTAAATTAATACTAAAACCTGAATCGTAAGAAACAATAGACATTCTATTTATACCTTCACTATTATCTGCAAATCTGATCCAAAATTGATTATTACCACCACTATAAAAAGTACTAAATAATCTATAAGCATTTGTAGTTTCAAATCCTGATCTTTTTGTCCAAAAAGAAAAAGTCATTATTCGTCTAGATGTTCCAGTAGTAGCAGGTGTTCTAGTTAAAGAATCAGAACTACCTGAATTAAATCTTAATGAATTTCCTACTGGATAGTTTCCAGCAACTGGCCACAAGCCAGCTTTTATATAATTGAAAGCATCTCTTAATCTCCAAACTCCAGAAGCTGTTCCACCGTATTGACCTGTTGGGACATTACTAGGTCCTATGATTCCGCCGTTACGTTTTGCCATAATATTCCTATAATACCTATATTATTTAAATAAAGCTAGTATTATTTAACTATATACTCAAAATCAAGATTTAAAGTTTGCCTTAGTCCTTTTCCCTGAGGATATACACCATGATAAATCCATGAAGGCATAATTATAATCATATTTTTACAAGGATCTATTATTCTATGGTGTAGGTCTTCTTTATCTTGAAAAAAATAATAGAATAATCCTTTATCTTTTTTAGGTACGTTTAAATAGGTTACTGTAGAAATATAGTTTAAATTTTTTTTATTATGATTATGCACTGTATGATAAGAATTTTCTTCTCCTAAAACTGTCCAAGCAGACATTAATTTTAAACTACAATCAATATTAAAATTTTTATTTAAATTTTTTTTAATTAAATTTTCTATTAAATTTCTTATTTTTATTAAATTATTTTTTTTATTAAAGTCATTTGTTAAAGTATATTGAATGGACTTTTTACCTTTTGTACTTAAATTGCTTATGTTTTCTTTTTCTTTTGTTTTTAATGTTTTATTAATTGAAATATCAGTCTTTATATAATCTATAATTAACCAATCTTTTTTTAAATCATTCATTTAATTTAAAATTTAAAATTTATAAAACTATCTCCATCTCCAAAATTACCTTTTGGCAAAACATTAAAAGCTAGTGAATATCTTTCTTTTTTTGATTTATTAGTATTTATTCTATGTTTTAAATTACTTGGAAATAAAATTAAATTATTTTTTTTAGGGCATATGAAATGGTGTCCTGAATTAAATATGTTGTATCCATTATTATTAACTTTATCTGCAAATAGAGATAATCTATCTGAATAAAAAGTAATTTTAAAATCTGAATTTTCCTCTGGATAATATACACCACTTAACCAAGTATTAGCATGTATATGTTGTCCACTATGTCCATTAACTAATGTTTTTGTACCCCATGAATTAAATATATAAAAAGAACTTTCATAATTAAAAATGTTTTTAATTAAAAAATCAACACTACTGTTAATTTCTTTTTTTAATTCTTTAATTTCTTTTAAATTTTTTTCAAGTGCTTTTAAATCTTTACTAATAAAACAATCTTTTATTTCTTCTGAAACTAATTCACAATAACTTAATTTTTGTAAAAAACTTAAAATTTTATTTTCATTAACATTTAAATTAAAAATAAATATAGGTGAACTAAATAATGGAATACTCTCAATATGTTTCATTTTATTTAAATGGGTATCCTAAAGACCACATTACTAATGAATATCTTGTTCCTTTTGTCACAGGTGTTACTTTGTGCCATACATGTGATGGAAACACTATGATAGATCCTCTAGGAAGAATACTAACACATGTGTCTATTTTTGTAGGATCGTTTGTATTTCTAAATTGAAACTGTAGTTCTCCACCTTTATAATCTTTTGGATCTGATAGATTACAGGTTAAAGATAATTTTCTAACCTTGTTGTTAAAATTAGGATCCATTGGCAAATTATAAGGAATTGAATTTGTATCACAATGCCAATCATAATGTTGATTTTTCGAATATTTTGTAAATTGACAGTTTTCTGACCAATCCCAATCAAAATTCCAATTTGCATTTTTATTTGCTGTATTAATATATGGATGAAATATATCATAAATCCAACTATCGTTTAACCATGATATGTTTGAATTTCTTTTTTTTATTAATTCTTTTTTATTATTTTTTTCTTTAAATGAAAAAATAGTTCCTAACTCATCTTTTTGAGCTAAACCTTTTTTTATTATTTTATCACATGTTTTTTTAGGTAAAGCTGATTTAAAATACCAATAATAATTCTCTAAATTCATAACTATTCTGTATTAATAATATGTTTTATTTTAAAAGTAAATAGACTTATTTACCTGTAGATAACCAACTAGATGTATTTGGATTCCATTTAAATTCATTAGGAGGATTTAAATCATCATATCCTAACCAACATATATTTTCTTCATTCCATAAAATTTTATATGGAATTTCATTTCCGTAAGTAATAATAGATGGAAAATCAACAGGACTTTTATAATGCCATCTTTGTTTATTATTTACTAATTCATTAACTAATACCCAAGAATTAAAAGGTTTTGGTTGAATAAATCTATCATTTTGATCATCATATAAATAACCAGTGCCTGCATAACAATTTCTAAAATTATGATTATAGGAAGTTTGTTTCCATTTTTCATGGCCGGTTATATTTTTTAAAAAATCAATGCCTTTTTGTTCATTTTCATTATTATTTTCATCTAATATTACTTCATTTTTTACAACTAATACTTCTAAGACTATATTGTTTTCATTTAATTTTGCAAAATGTGCCATAATTTATTTCCTAAGCTGTGTATGTACCTGTACCAGTATAACTAAGTATAGTATTAGCTCCACTTGTTCCTACAGTTGGCGATCCTGTTGTTATCCCAGAATATGAAGCAGTCGGTATAACTAAAACACACCATCCACTTCCACCTGTATAAGTAGCGGCTGAACCAATATTCCATGGTCCTAAATTTGCACCAACTCCACCTCCACCACCTCCTCCAGTTAAAGCAGTTCCATTTGAACCAAAATTTCCACCTCTATATGTTCCATTTCCACCACCTCCTGATCCGCCAAGAGGTGCACTAGAAAATGAATAATTAGTTCCTCCTCCACCACCAGCTACAGTAGTTGGTAAACTTACTGGTGATAATATTGATGAATATGTAGAAGAACCATTTCCACCAGAAGATGTTGTTCCAGTTGCACTAGCTCCACCGCCTCCGCCAGCAGGATCACCACTTGTTGGAATATATCCATCATTACCTTGTCCAGAAGTTCCGGATCCACCAGGTTGAGTATTATCTCTACAAGATCCTCCTCCAGATCCATGTGTACCAGCAGATGCTCCTTGTCCTGCATTCGCACCATTGTTTGCTCCTCTACCACCTTTTAATGCAGTTAAAGTAGAAGTTCCTGATCCTGAAAATGTACTATTATTTCCTTCTGTATCTGTAGCTCCACCTGCTCCAGCAGAAAAACTATAAGTAATTCCTTGTGTTAAAGTAACTGATGCAGTGTTTAATAAACCACCCGCGCCACCTCCTCCTCCGCCATTTCCGTTTCCGCCACCACCTCCACCCGCCAATAATAAAACTTGAGCTGTATAAAAATAAATTGTTGGAGGCCAAGTATTTGTTGTTCGAGCTTGATATTGATCTTCTAATGACCAAACTCCTGATGCTGATGTTGTTGTTGGAGTATTTAGAACTCCTATGATTCCACCGTTGTCTTTTGCCATGGCAAAATTCTCCCGGTTAACTTATGTCTTCGTATGCAATAACTACTTCAAGGTCAGAGTTTGCACTTGCACCACCAATGATTGATTGATTTTCCATTAGATAAAAAGAATTTGTTTTGTCTATAACAGATAAAGTTGCATCAGCTGGAACTGAAATTGTAGCAGCTAGAGCATAAGATGTTCCTGCTGTTCCATTTGCAGCAGTATGAATATCAATTGTTACATCAGCTGCGGATGAACCATCTACGTTTGCAACCATGATTGATTCTACTTTATAAACTTTTCCTGATGCTGTTGCGTTAGCAAGTAATACGTTTGTAAGAGTTGTAGTAAGAGCGAATCCGGTTGTATTACCGAAGATCGAATTTACCGATACTATATTTGGATTTGCCATATTTTATCTCCTTGTTAATTATTATCCGAAAACTAGTGTTAATGCAATAGATTTTCCTGCTGTAATTCCAGTATTTGCCTGAAAAGACGGTGTAGTAGTTGTTCCATTAGATGTTAATATAAAACCAGCAGTACTGCTACTTATGGCACCAAAAGAACCACTATTATTAAACTGTACTTGCGTGTTTGACCCACCTGGACTTGCTGCAGGTACTGCAGAAATAACTGAAGTTGTAGAAGGATCTACAATAACATAGTTTTTAGAACCTGTTCCAATAGATACAGTTGTTGAACCACCAGATGAAATAGTAGCTGTTGCACCTGAATTGTTTATGATGACATAATCTTTTTCTATATTTGGAACTGAAACTGTAACTGTAGTTGCTGATAATGCTCCTGATAAAATAATTGTTTTATTTCGTCCCGCTTCATCTGTGAATGTCGTAGAAGTTGCATTTGATGTAAATGCTAAAGTTGTATTTCCTGTTAGTGTAATTGTAACTACACCTGCGATTGCATTATCTATTTCTTGTAAATTGACGTTAGTTAATTCTCCCCATGTTCCGGAGTTTTCGCCAGTCGCTTGTAGGTTTAAACCTAAATTACTAAATGTACTTGCCATATTAGATTCTCCATATCACTTTTATTGTTATATTTCAATCCAATTTTGTCCTGTGATTGGATTTATAGCAGACCAGCTTTGACCTGTTGTTGGATTTATAATATTCCAGCCATATATAATAGGGCTTCCTGAACCTACTGTCAATTGATTTGAGGAAGGTATTATTACCTGATCTGTTGAAAGTATTACATTTCCAACCCCTACCGTTACTTGATTTCCTGTAACAAAATATCTGGATTCTATGTTAACAGTGCCCACATTAACCGTTACAGTAGATCCGGTAGCCGTGACTCCTAATCCTAGTGAAAAAGTAGGATTACCAATTTGAACACTAACTTGATTACCTGTTACATCTACAAAGTTTTTAGCTTTTATTTCAACATTTCCTACAGATGTGACAACACTTGAACCTGTAGCATCAATAACAGTTGGTAAGGCAACAGTAACTTGACCAACTCCTATTTGAACGCTTGAACCAGTTACAGTAAATACATCATCTAAACTAAATGATACTGTTCCAACATTAATATCTAATTCTTCACCAACAACAGCATCTGTTACTGATCCACCTGCAAGAATATTTGGACTTTGAACAAGTATATTTAATAAATTTGTATCTGCATCAACATTAGATTTTGCAGTGATAATGGCATTGCCAATTGTTAACGTTAAATTATTTCCTGTAACTTCAACAGTTGCTTTACCAGCAAATGTAATTGTACCTGTTTCAACTTGTAAATTATTTCCGATTAAAGCAACTTCTGCTTTACCTACTATAGAAATGGTTCCTGAATTTAATGATAGAGCATCTATTGGAACAGATTCATTCCAAGCTCCTTGTCCCCACGTAACTCTGCCCCAACCTTGTGCTAAACCTACTTCAACAACTACATCAGTAGTCTGTTGACCCCATTCGCCTTGACTCCATGGATGTATGCCCCAAGTATTATTAGCCATAATTTTTTATGGCGAACTACTACGATATTCTCAAGATTGCGCTTGTTGAATTCGCTGCTGGGAACTGAATAGTAAAGTCGCCGTTTGTTGAAGTTTTGCTACCACCAAAATCTAATACAACAACTGCTTTGCTTCCGTTGGATGTATTATAAATTAAAGCTGCAGCTGCAGTAATAGTTGCTGTTGTAAAAGTTACATCGTTAAAATCTACGAATGCAACATTTTGTGCAACCGTTGGTGAAATATTTACAAGAGTTGCTCCCGTAGCAGTATAACCTGTACCTGTTACTTCAACACTTGATCCGATTGTTGCATTATAAACTGTAGTTGTTGCTGCTGCAAAACCTGAAACGGTATTGTATAAAGCTATTTTAAATGTATCGCCTGTAGAAGCTGTAAAATCGTGAATCGCTTCAAATAATTCTTCTTTAAAACTATCTGGTACTATGTTTGCCATATTAACTCCTTATTATTTACTTGGTGGCGGCGAGTCTACTACAACTCTAGGTTCTCCGTCAACATATTCGTCTCTTCTTCTTCTACCTGTCTGTTCAACACCAAATGATTCTCTGGCTTGTTGATAAGATTGTTCATACACTTGTATCATATTATCAGGACCTTTCAAGTATTTATATGTTTCAACTAAAGAACCATAAAGAAGTAAATCTTGGGCAAAAGTAGATATATAAGTCGTTGAAGTTGCTGAATTACCAGCAGTTATAGAAGTTCCTTGTGAATAATAAGCAATATTAATTCCATAAGCTGTATTAGGAGTTGGTGCTACAAACCAAGTTGTTTCATTGAAATTTGCATAATATTTTGGTTTATCATAATAAGTAGAATTACCAGGTAAATTATTAAATTCTGACATGTAAGAACTATCTTTCTGTTCTACGATAGAAGCTTCATTTGTTCCTGGTGTAATCATTTCAACATATCTAATATTACGAAGTCCAGATGGTACAGAAATCGTAGTTGTTCCAGCTGTTGTTACAGCACTTGCATATAATCTAAAAGCGTCAATATTTAATTCTCTATAAATTCTATTTTCTGCATTTTGTACAACTACAGAAAGAGTAGAATCAGATAATCCATTACTATCTACTTCTGTGTAGTTTCTAATTTGAGTTACTAATTGTG